GCGGCCGGTCAGGTCTTTGAAATCACGAAGCTTTCAGGGTGTCGTAGCTGGATGCTGGACACCGGTGGCTTCCCAAAAAATCGGCCCTGTCGCTGGCGACATTTTGCGCCACGCCCGCCAGCATACGTTTCGGCCCGGAAAGGAACCGTAAAACAATGACTTGGTGGCCTGGACCCCGGCTGGACCCTGCGCCGGACCCCGGGAAGCCAGCGGCGGCGGGCCGTCCCGCGCACGCCTCTCCCGAGTATATCCCGTTTGTAGCCCTCGGCCGGGGATCGGTGAACCCCCACCGATGTCTCTCCGAAAATTCCCTCACAGGATGATTTTTCTTGACAGCCGATCGGCGTTCTCGACCACGAAGCGCCGCGATCGCCTGGACGACGGCACGCGCCCGTTGAGCCGCCATGTGATCAGCGCCACGCCGTACTGCCAGTGCCGGTTGGCCGCCGGACGGCTCAGCCCGACCTCCCAGCCGATCTTCTTCCACGGCTGGCGGTTGGCGCGCAGCCAGACGATGCGGGCGTCGTCGCGCTCGAGCCAGCGCAGCCAGAGCATCGCCGCCTCGGCCTCGGTGATCTGCCGCGGGCTCGGGCGCGGTCGCTTCATCTCGGGCTCCTGGCCCACCTGATCTGCGAAGCCGTGGAAATACTCCGGCCACGCGTTGAAATACCCGGTGGGCTTCACGGCGGGCAGTTGTGCGAACACGTCGGCGGCGCTCTCGACCCGGTCCTGCACCCGTGCCATGGTCCATTCAGTCATGCCGCACCTCCCGGTCCCGCTGCCCGTAGAGCCGCTCGCCCAGCTGCCGGACGAGCTCGCGTTCGGGCCAGGTCAGGCGGTCGTCGTCAACGGAGACGGCCAGCACACCCTGTTCCTGCCAGCCGTCGCGCTTGACCTGCTGGGGGTCGCGGCGCCGCCCGCCATAGCCTTTCGGCGTGAACCGCATGCCGGTCATGCCACACCTCCCTGCGTCTCGATGGCCCAGAACAGGATGGCGATGGCATCGGCCTCGTTGTCATCGGCGGGCGAGAACCCGCGTGCCCGGACCGCGGCGATCATCGCCGCCTTGGGCGCGTTGCCCTTGCCGGTGGCGTGGCGCTTGATCGTGCCGACCGGGACGCCTGCATAGGGGATGCCGCGCAGCTCGGCCCACGCGGTCAGCGTGGCCATCAGACCCCCATAGACGTGGCTCGCATCGGTGCCTGCGTGCCGCCGAACTTCTTCGAACCAGATCGTGGCGATCGGACCTGACAGCCGGTCCAGTTCGGTCAGCCAGTTGGTGAACCGCAGATATCGCATGCCGCCGCCGTCGTAGCGGCTGGGCTTGAGCGAGACCGTCCCGCTGGTGATCAGGCCGTCCGCCGCGCGCAGCGCCCAGCCGGTGGTCGTGCCGAGGTCGAGGGCGAGGATCGTGTTTGCGCCGTGCTGGGGTTCGGGGCGCGTATCGGCAACGCGTTGGTGTTGTGTGTACATGGTGAAGGCTCACGGGATCGAGTGGGCCTTCGGCTTTGGTCGAGACAAGGCTAGTGCGCCGGATTCCGCCGAACAAGAAAAATCGCCACCTGGACCAACCCCTAGCCTGCGAGCGGATGTCGCCCGGCCCATGTCCCAACCTCATGGCGCGCTGTCCCAACCCTCTCAGGGGGTTGGGACAGGCTTTTATCGTTCCATGGCAATGCCTTGCCCAGATGTGGTCCCAACCTCGGTGTCCCCAACGGGGGTCCTTCTCTTTTCGTATAGAAAAGCATGTTCCCGACCTTTTCCGTTCTCCCACATGAATGTGTAGCAAAAGGTTGGGACCACGGGGTGAGGTTGGGGACACCGTTGTTTTTGAACGGCTTTTCGTGTCCCCAACCCCCTCGGGAGGTTGGGACAGGGTTGGGACCACCGGGGAGGTTGGGACAGAACGCCATGAATATTGCCAAGCAGCTTCAGATAAACAGAGGATGCGGACGAAGGTCGCGGAGCGGCCGTTGGTTGCGAAAACGAACTCGCCTGGCACAGCATCACAGAACAGCCATTCGACGATGCACCGCTAACTCTTGCATACGACCTGCGCACAATCCACTATATCTGGGTATCACTTGGAGCGTGCTTCCGATGCAAGAAGGCGTTTGCAGGATCTTGAGCTTGGACGGTGGGGGAGCGAAAGGCTTCTATTCCCTCGGAGTGCTGGCCGAGGTCGAAGCAGTGCTCCCTCAGCCCATTCACGAGAGCTTCGATTTGATCTTCGGGACAAGTACCGGCTCGATCATCGCCACGCTGTTGGCTACCGGAAAGACGGTCGAAGAAATCCATTGCCTCTATCGGGAGCACGTCCCGCATATCATGCAAGCCAAGAAACCGCGCGAGCGCACACGGCGTCTTCGGGCCGTAGGAGAGAAGGTCTTCGGAGAGGATGGTTTCGACACGGTTCGCACTGGCCTTGGTGTTGTGACTACGAAGTGGCAACTTGAGACGCCAATGATCTTCAAGAGCATGCAGACCCAGGCACACGGCAGGCGCGCTACATTCGTTCCGGGCTTCGGCTGCACGCTCGCCGACGCGGTGGAAGCGTCTTGTTCGGCGTACCCGTTCTTCGAGCGCAAGATCGTGAAAACGAGCACGGGTAACGATGTCGAGCTCTTCGACGGCGGCTATGTGGCGAACAATCCTGCGCTCTACGCGTTGGCTGATGCCACCGGGCCGCTTGGGTTCGCACCGACTGAGTGCCGCGTACTGAGCATAGGTTGCGGGCAGTACCCGGAGCCGCGCTACCCATTCTTCGAACGCATGAAACGCCGCTTCTGGCTGGTGCAGCTTCTGCAGAAGACGCTCGAAGTGAATACGGCGTCCATGGATCAACTGCGCCAGCTCTTGTTTGCGACCGTGCCGACGGCTCGGGTTAGCGACCATTTCAACAAACCGGAAATGGCGACTGACCTATTTGAGCATGACTTGAATAAGTTGAACTTGCTGCGTCAACAGGGCAGCGAGTCCTTCGGCCGCTACGAGAACAAAATTCATGACGTCTTGTTTAGTTGAGGTGTGAAATGGCAATTTCAGAGAACCAACTTGAAACTTGGTCCCATGTGGGATCCCAGCAGCAATCCGCAGCGACCTACCAGACGATACGGTCAGTCCTCGAGCATCCTGATGCTCCGTATGCAGGACGCGGGATCGACGTATTCCTGCAGGGCTCCTATGGGAACGACACGAACGTCCGCGGCTCCGAAAGCGATGTGGATGTGGTGATCTGTCTAACCGACGTCTTCAACAGCGACATATCTGGTCTCGATCCAGCGGAGAAGGAGGCGTATGAAGCGAACCGCTCGCCCGCAAAATACGGCTTAACGGAGTTCAAATCTGAAGTAGTCGCTTGGCTGAAGGCGAATTTCGGCGGCGGTGTGACCCCGGGTCGAAAAGCAATTGCTGTTCCGGGAGAGGGAAATCGACGCACCGCAGACGTTTTGGCTTGCATCGAGCACCATCGGTACACCTCGTATCGGTCGCCTTCGGATAACCGTCATCATATAGGAATATCGTTCATCACTGCTGACGGGGACCGGATTGTCAACTTCCCGAGGCAGCATAAGCAGAACTGCACATCTAAGCATCAAGCTACCAGTAACCGTTTTAAGCCGAACGTGCGGGTGCTGAAGAACATGCGCAACGCAATGGTCGACGAGGGCTTCCTCAAGAAGGGCGTCGCGCCGTCATACTTTCTCGAGGGAATGCTGTGGAGTGTCCCGAACCAGAACTTCGTTGCAGGATACCAGCAGAGCTTTAAGGACTATTTGTACTGGCTGGAGCGATGCAATGCAAACGAACTGTCCTGCGCGAATGATCTCTACTGGTTAATCCGAGAGAGCTCACATGTCTGCTGGAATATGCAGAACTATCAGACGTTTCTCGCGGCTGTGCGGCGCTACTGGAACAGCGGTCATCGGTAATTCTGACATCGATTGATCGCGCTACGAGATAGGCTGCATCGACTTTCCGGCCTGTAATCCGACGACTGCCTCCTTTTGCCCAGAAGGACGTTGGCAGCTCCAATCCACCTAAGGGTAGGCGTCCGCAGCGAGTGCTGCATTCCACCAGACTCAGCGGGATACAGCGATGTCGAGACCAAGGTCCGGTTTTCGCCGTTTGCCGCCTCATCACGAGTCTAGTCGCCTGTGATTTTCCCGTAAGCATCTGACAATGTATTCTTATTCTAGTTTTGATAATATCCGGAATCGCAAGGTTTCTGGTCGATACCCACGAAAACCTTGCGATTTCTGACGCGCTTGCGCGTAGGGGATTCCCATCGCCAACCGGTCGTGCTCCACTGCGATCAGGCCCCACCTACGTGCGAGATTGCGATGCGTCCGAAACTGCCCGAAGCCCGACCTGACGATCTGTTCAGGAGTTCTCTGGAGAGCATTCTCGATCCGAGGCACGAACTGCTGAAGCTGGCTGGCCTGATCGACTGGACCCGGTTCGATGACGCGTTCGGGACGCATTACCATGATCGGAAAGGCCGGCGTGGGTCGCCGACACGTCTGATGACAGGGCTCCATTTGCTCAAGCACATGAAGGGTCTGTCGGATGAGGAGACCTGCGCGACCTGGCTGGAGAACCCATACTTTCAGGCCTTCTGCGGCGAGACGTTTTTCCAGCACCGGCTGCCGATCGACCGCTCCTCGATGACCCGCTGGCGCCAACGGATCGGGGCCGAGGATCTGGAGGCGCTGCTGGCCGAAACCATTGCCGTGGCTGTAAAAACCGAGGCTGTGAGTGAGCGGCAGTTGGAACGGATCACGGTGGACACCACAGTGCAGACCAAGGCGGTGGCACATCCGACCGACAGCCATCTGATCCTGCGGTCGATCGAATGGCTGAACCGTCTGGCGAAGCGCCACGGGATCAAGCTGCGCCAATCCTTCCTGCGGCTGACAACCCGGGCCCGGCGCGAGGTTGCCCGGCTGCTGCATGGCCGGGGCCACAAGCAGGGCCTGCGCTGGTTGAGAAGCATGCGCACCTGGTTGGGACGATTGACCCGGGACATCCGCCGCAAGATCGCCGGGGACCCGGCGCTGGAGGCGGCATTCGCCACGGTGCTGGAGCGCGCCGAGCGCATCCTTGGGCAGCAGCCAGACGATAAGGACAAACTATACGCGTTCCACGCGCCGGAGGTCGAATGCATCGGGAAAGGCAAGGCCCGCACCCGCTACGAATTCGGCTGCAAGACCTCGATCGCCACGACCAACGAGCGCTGCAAAGGCGGCCAGTTCGTGCTCGGGGCCATGGCGCTGCCCGGCAATCCCTATGATGGTCACAGCCTCGCCGGACAGATCGATCAGGTGGCCCGCCTGACCGGAACATCTGTTGCCCGCGCCTATGTCGACCGCGGCTACCGCGGCCACAGGATCGAGCGTGACAACCTCGATATCACCATCTCCCACACACGCGGCATCACCTCGCCCACCATCCGGCGCGAAATGCGACGACGAAGTGCCATTGAGCCGGTCATTGGCCATTTGAAGGAAGACGGACACCTCGAACGGAACCACCTCACCGGACCCGAAGGCGATGCGATCAACGCAATCCTGACCGCCGCAGGGCACAACATGCGGCTCCTGGCAGCCTGGATCAGGTTGCTTTTCGTCTGGATCCTCTGCCGTCTCTACAACGTCGGCAATCCGACGACGCCGTACAGCGCAACAGCTGATCGCCGCGTAGCCGCATAATCGAGGAATTCACGGGCGACGAGTCTACCCAACACATCTACGATACCGCCACTCCCGCGGCGCCTCGCGCCCGCCCTCGTCGCGCCGTCGGTACCGCTCCCAGCCGTTCGCCTTGAGGTAGGCCGAGACGCGCATCTGGTCGCCGCGGGTCCAGCGCGCGGGTTCGAGCCCGATCGCCTCCTCTAGGATCTCGCCGACCGCCACATCCCTCAACGGCTCCGGACGCGGCACGCTCTCGGTGCGGGAGTTGCCGTAGTCGGGGAAGCCGTCCGACACGGTGCGGATCTCGTGCGTCAGCCAGTGTTCGATCAGGTCGTCCCAGGCGTCGGACTGGTAGCGGCTGTCCTGCGCTGCGCGGGCTTCGGCCAGCAGCGCTGGGTCCTCGATCCACCAGATCGCGCCGTCGCGGAAGCGGTGGACGGCTTCGGCCCAGAGCTGGTCGCGGTCGCGGTCGAGCGCCGCGATGTCGATGGTCCCGCAGCGGAGCGGCCAGAAGCGGCGATTGCCGGTTTCGTCGCGCAGGTAGGTGTCGGGGTTTACGGTGCCGGCGAAGACGCACTGGCGCGGGACCTCGACGGTGTAGCGACCATAGGGCGGGCGGAAACGGTCGGTGGTCCGCGTCAGGAACGCCTTGATGCGCGAGACCTCGGCGCGGCCGATGGCGTCGAGTTCGGCGATCTCCACGATCCAGATGCCTTGCATGTGGATGGCGGCGTCCTTCGAGCCGAGCTCGGGCAGTTCGTCGGTGAACCAGGCCTCGCCGGACAAGACCTTGAGCGCGGTGGATTTGCGCGCGCCCTGCGGCCCCTCGAGGATCAGCATGTGGTCGGCCTTGACGCCGGGGCGGTAGATACGGGCGACGGCCGAGATCAGCCAGAGCGCACCGATGGTGTGGTGGAACGCGGTAGGCTCAGCGCCGAGATAGGTGCTGGTCCAGGTCTCGATCCGGGGCGTGCCGTCCCATGTCAGGGTGTCGAGCCAGTCACGGACGGGGTGGATGCGCAACTCGCGGGCGACGGCGCCAACGGCGCGGCTGACGACGACCGGCGCCACGTTGATCCCGCGGATCTGGAGCCACTCGGCAGTGCGGATATCGTCGGCATCGTCCCACACGCGTGGAAGGGTCGTCTCGACCCTGTCCCATGGCAGAGGCTGGCGCACCACGATCTCCTGCGCGAACTCGTCGAAGGCCAAAGCGCCTGCGTAAGCCGGATCGGAGTTGAGCGCGATCATGACATTGGCCTCGTTGCGCTCGGGCGTGCCGGACAGATCGAGGCGCAATCGGCCGAACCAGACCGGCTGGGGGATCCGGGCGTTCGGATCGCCGGTCGCGGTCACCCGCTTCCGAAGTTCGGTCAGCTGCTTTCCGAGGATCGAGACGGCGATGCCCGTGGTGGATTTGATCCGGTCGAGGATCTGGCGCTCCGGCAAAGGGTCGAGCCGGGCCAGTGCGATGCGCCCCAGCAGCGTGGAGAGCGCCTCGAGCTCGGGCGGGTTGGTCAGCGTCTCGGCCGCTGCGAGCAGCGCGTCAGGGTCGTCGGCGGAGGCCACGAGGGATGTCGCGGTCTCGGAATATTCGGATCCGGGCTCGGCCACTGCCGGTCGTTCATATTCAGCCGACGTTGCGCCATTGAGAAGGTCGTCGTTGAAATCGTCACCATGCAGCGGGGCCACGATCCGGTTCGGGATGTCCGCAAGGTTCAATCGATCCGACAGGGTCGCGGCGGCCTGGCGCCCGGTATCGCCGGCATCGGCGTAGATCGTGACATGGCTCACGCCCTCGGGCCAACTGAACCGGGCCAGCCCGTCGGCCGACAGCGCCGCCCAGACCGGTATACCGAAGAGCGCATGGGCCGCGAGCGCCGTCTCGATGCCTTCCGCGACGCCGAGATGGCCGTCCTCGGGCAGTGGGAACAGCCGCACGGCCGCCTCGGCGATCTTGCCCAGCATCTTCTTGCCAGCAGGCGCCTTGGCGCTGCCGTCATCGAGCAGGTAGGTCCGGTGAATGCCGCCGACCGCCTCGCCACTGACGAGGCGCGGGATCGCCACGATGCCGGGCCTGCCACGCCGGGCTTCGAAATCGGTCAGGTCCGGGTGATAGAGCAGATCCGGTGCGCCCGGATCCCCGAGCCCGCGCGCCTGCAGATAGGTTTCGGCTGGGCTTCCCGCGAGGGGCATGCACGCGTCCAGGATGCGCCGGATTTCCAGAGTGTGGTCGGGACACGCCGCAGATGTCGGCCGGGGCTGCCGAGCGACGTCATGCTCCAGATGCGCAAGCCGCGCCGCCTCGTCGAACAGCCGCCCCTCCGTCAGGCCTGTGCCGTGATAGATCAGATCGACCGGGCCGGCGCGCTCACCTGTGGCAAAATCGAAGCCCCACCCTGCATAGGGGCCATCGAGGTGAATGATGCACGACCCTTCTCCGCGCGGCGGGCGTCCGGAGAGATCGGCGCAGCGCAGCGCCCGGCGATCATGCGTCAGCCGCGCCTCGGGAAAGAGCGGCGGCAGCCAGTCGCGGGCGGAGTCCACCAGCCGGGCCTTGATCGCGGTCAGGTCGTGGCGGGCGGGCGGCGCCCAGACATCGTTCAGGTCGATCATGGCAGGGCTCACGCCAGCAGGACGAGGCCGCGCTCCGCGCGTGTAATGGCGGTGTAGAGCCAGCGGCGGCGGTCGAGCTCGGTGCGGCCCAGCCCGTCGTCCCAGACGATCACGTTCTCCCATTGCGAGCCCTGCGCCTTGTGCGCCGTGATGGCCCAGCCGAAGGTCGCTTCGGTCAGACGCCTCTTGTCTTTCCAGTCGCGGTCATGGCGGGTTCGGTCGAAGGCGACATGGTCCTCGAAATGCCCCTTGTAGAGGCGCAGGCGACCCGGGCGGCCGTCGCGATCGACCGGCCCGACGCGCTGCCCGTCCTCGTCCGTCACGACGGCCGAGAAGTATAGGCTGCCCTCGTCAACAATATCCTCCAGCGTCACGAACATCCCGTTGATGAGCCCGAGGTCGTTCTGGTTCTTCAGGCAGACGATCTTCTCGGCCGCGCCGGTGGGCAGCCATGTGTTCCCGAGCCCCGCTGCAGCGCGCATCGCGTTGTTGATCTGCAGCCGCGTCGCGTTCATTCCGCAGATGAGTTGGCCGCCGTGGAGGGCCTGTTCGGGCGTGACGTCGCCCTTTCGCATCTTTGCCACATGGGCGTCATAGCCGCCAAACCCGATGGGCTCGCCGGTCCGCGCCATGGTGGCGAGGCGGATGATGGCGCTCTCGGCCGCCTGGCGGTGGATCTCGGTCAGCATCACATCCGGCTCGTCGCGGGTAAAAGCGCCGTCGCCCTTGATGGGGGGCAGCTGGCCGGGATCGCCGAGCACGAGGATGGGCTTGCCGAAGCTCATCAGATCGCGCGCCATGTCCTCGCCCACCATCGAGACCTCGTCGAGCACGATCAGCCTTGCATCGGCCGCGTCGCTCTGCGGGTTCAGCGCAAACCGCGGGTGCTTCATTGCGGAAAGCGCCTGGCGCATCGCCTCGACCGCGGCCTCGGCCGTGGTGCGGTCGAACCCGCTCATGTGCCGCGCGGCGTCCTCGGCCTCGCGGAGGCGCTTGCCCGCCGCCTCGACCTCTTCCTCGGTCGCCTCGCTCACCGAATAGATCAGGCTGTGGATGGTGCGCGCGGGCGTGCCCTTGCGCGTCAGCACGAGCGCCGCCTTGCCGGTGAAAGTGGCGGTGACCACGCCCGGCACGCAGGGGCCGTCCTTCGCGCTGCGATGGGGGGAGAGGCCAAGCTCGTCGAGTGCGAACTTCAGCACCGTGCTTTTCCCACTCCCGGCATACCCAAACAGCCGGAATACCTGTTGCGCGTCGGTCCGGGTCTCGAACCAGTCCCTGATCTCGCGAATGGCCGCAGCCTGCGGGGGCGATGGTGTGAAGCTGCTCATGCCGATTGTCCTTTCACGATGTAATCCTTGATCACGCCGCCGCGCGCGGGATCGCCGACCTCGCATTGACGCACGAAGACCCGGCGGCCGTCGGCAAGCTGCCGCCAATGGCCACGCCGGACATGCCAGCGCGGAGCGGCATGCGTGCCGCCCTGCGGTGCGCTCGTGGCGCGCAGCCGCTCCGGATCGATCATGATCTGATGCCATGTCCACCCGCGCACGCCCGCTTTGGCGTATTTGCGGCGCTGCGCGGGGCTGATGGTGCGGGGCTTGATCTCGGCCACCTGGGACAGGATGGTCAGAGCGCGCCAGACGATGCCCGTGGCTACTTCGCCATAGATGTTGATCTCTTCCTCACCCAGCTTCGGGTTCGGATAGCCTTCTGCCAGCCCGGGCTCGGTGAACACGGCATGGATCAGGCAGTCCGTCCATCTCCGTCTCGGTCTGTCCTTGAAGACGAAGCCCGCTTCGACTCTATCGTCGAACTGGCGCGCATAGACGAGCAAGGCGGAACGCCGCGGGTCGCGATCCTTGACCTCGAACACGACGCCAGGATGCGGCAGCCTCAACGGCCCTCCCGTGATCCGGGGGCGCAGCGCCGCTATCTCATCGCTGTCGAAGCTTTCCTGATCGGCAAAGTAATAGACCGGCGCGGACTCGATGCCCTCGAAGAGAAATCCGAAGATCGACTTCTTCCGGAACTGGGGTGCCAGTCGCTTGAATTCGTATGCCTGTGGAATCATTGCCGAGCCCTCCAGCAGCGCTGCGCCCATGCACAGGGGGGATGCCAGTGACCGGCCGCCATGCCGCCCTTGCAGACGACCGAGGTCGGTTCCGCGACCGCGCGCGGCAGCATTTCCTGCGCCTCGGACGCCCGCACGACCTCGACGGCGCGGTCGCTCATCCGCTGGGCCAGCGCCGCGTCGAAAGGCATCAGTTCGGCGTAGAGTCCCTGCGTGTCGCGATTGAGCGCGGTGAACAGCGCCGGGTGCGGCAAGTCCATGTAGGCCTGATAGAGCGCGATCTGAGCGGCATAGACCGGCTTGGCGATCGTCACCCCGCGCTTGACCGTGTCCTTCCAGCTCGAGGCCCCGAGCGCCTTGGTCTCCCAGAGCGCGGGATACGCCATTGCGACAGGCCCGCCGACCAGACAGCCGTCGATATGCCCCTTGAACCGGCCATCGAGGGCGGTGAACCCGAATTGCCGTTCATCGGGGCGTTCGGTGCGCAGATCGAACCCGGCAAGGCGCAGCCAGCTGGCGACCATGTCCTCGCCGCGATGACCGGCCTCGAAGATGCGCAGGGTCTTCGGGGCGAAGTCCTGCCCCTCATCCTTGGGCACCGCCAGGAAGTCATACTGGATCTGGCGCAGGCAGGCGCGGCCCAGCCCCGAGGAACTGACATAGCTGCGCGGGCGCTCGTCCTGCTGACGCGCGGCGAGGCCGGCATCGATTACGGCGCCCAGGGCGGAGTTGATGTCGGGCAGAGCGCGGGTCTGCACATACTGCGCACCCGACCCGTGATTCAGATCGATCATGGGGAATACCTCAGAACGGGATTGGGTCGTCTGGCAGGCGGGCGTCTCGTTCGGTCCTCGCGGCCTGCGTCTGCATGCTGTCGATGTATCCGGTGACCGCCGCCTCGATGAGCTGGTCGATCTCCGCGGCGGTGCGGTCGAAAAAGGGCGCCATGAGACCCAGTTCGGTCAGCGCCTCGGCAAAATCCTTGCGGGCATCGTGGATGGCGCGCGCCTCGCGGGCGGTCTTGTCAATCATGCCATGGTTCCTTTGGGCGAGGTCTGCACCGATGTCCTGGCACCGGCGCGAACAGAATTGGTAGGACGGGAAGTGCGCCCGTTGCAGGCGCAGACAGAACCCGAAGCCGCGCGCCTCTCGCGTGCAGATGGCGCAGACGCGGGCGTCGCCGCTCACCCCATGAGAAGCGTTTCGAGATCCGCGTCCTGCCCCGGCGCTTCCCTGGTCTTGTGCGAGGCCAGAACGACGAAGCGGCTTATGGCCACCGAGGCCATGGCGTCGAGATCGGACAGCGCGAGACTTGCGATGGGCCGATCCAGTCTTCCGCGGGCCTCGAGCCATGTGCCTATCTCCCGTGCTGCCGCGCGCGTCACATGCGCCTGCCATTCATCCGGCGTCATCGGCTCAACTGTTCAGCCAGGCCGGGGCCCCACCGGGTGCAGCGGGTGCTGCGGGAGCTGTGCTGCCTTGCGGCTGTGCGGCCGGCGCCTGAGGCGTATTGGACCAGCCTCCCTGCGCCGGGGCCTGCGCGTTCCAGGCCGGCGGTGTCTGCGCGGGCGCCTTGCGCGGTGCCGCATTGACCGGATCCGGCGTGACCTGCTCGCCGCGCATGATGGCGGCATAGGCGGGCTCACCCGGCAGCACGACATTGGCCAGCTTGTTGCTGTCGCGGTAGTTCGGGTTGTCCGAGCTCTCCACCATGATGCGTGCGGCGAAGGTGATCCCGTCGAGCTGCTTGAGCCCGCCGATCACCCGCTTGTCCTTTGCCGCCTGGCTGACATCCTTCGGGTCGAGCCCAAGCGCGCTGTCGACCATTGCCCGAAAGGAACTCTTGGAGATGTTCCAGCCCTTGGACTGGCCTTTCTCGTCGAGCTTGCCGCCCGCCACGGTGAAGTTCTGCCAGAACTTGCGCCGCGCGAACGGCCCCTCGGTCACGGTAAACTCGCAATCGAGCATTTTGGCATCGCTGTGCGCCGAGCTCTTCAGCAGCCCCGCATCCATCTCGGTCGCACCGTTCGTGCCACCGGGACGCAGCTTCATCGTCACCTTGGCGAAGGTGCCATCGGGGATCAGCTCCCCCATCGGGGCCATTTGCGGGGCGGCGTCGTTCAGATCGTAGCTCATGGGTTGGGTCCTTTTCTGGGATCAGTCGGGGTGAGAGAGGGAAGCGGGGGCCGCGCGGCCGTCGATCTTGGCCAGCAGCGCGGCGAGATCGGGCGGCTCCGTCGTGTCGAGCCGGCCCGAGCGGTCTTTCGCGGGCAGCCCCCACGGATTGCCGGATGTGCAGACGAGACGCCGCTCGGCGGATTTTTCATCGAGGGTCCATGCACCTTCGGCGTCCTTGCCGAAAAGCTGCATCGAGATGACCTGGTCGACGATGCCCGGCAGTTCGCGGCCTGCTTTCGTGCCTTCCATCTGCGGCAGCCAGGTCGATGTTCCGAACTCGTCGGTTACCTTTTCCAGCACACCCACGAAGATCACGGTCTTGCCGCGGGCATGCTGAAGGTGCTTCAGCGCCTGGATGACCTCGCGCCCGAGAAGCCCGTAGGCACCGCGTACATCCGGCTTGCCCGTCCGGTCCGAGAACGCCTCCGGCTGCTGCTTGGCATAGGCCATCGCCTGGCGTGTCAGATCGCTGATCGAATCCACGAAGATGATCGAGCGGTCCTTGAGGAACGCTTCGAGCCCGCTTTCGGCGTAATGCGCCTGCACATGGGCGTGATAGCGCGGTCCGTAATAGCTGTCGGGGTGCTGCGCCGGGTCCGGGCCGCCGATCAGGATCACCAGATCGCGGAAATCCTCGAAACTGCGGATCGGAATACTGGGGCCGCGCCAGTGCTGGACGGATTTCATGCCGGCCTCGAGATCGAAGCACACGGCCTTTTCCTCGGGCATCGACGTGATCAGCGTGGTCTTGCCCACGCCGGGCGGTCCGAAGATCGCCAGCGATGTCTTGTTCTCGGATGCCGACAATCTCTCGTCGGCGGTGATGATGCGCACTGTCATCATGCTCTCCTTATGGTGGCTCGAAGGGGTCAACAGCGGCGGGGGGTGACCGGGCGCCGAAGGGGAGCCTGCCCAGCCTTGCGGTCAGGGCATCCCCGCCGCTGCATTCAGGGCGTGCCGGCGGACTCGAGCCTGAAGCTGGGCGAGCCGCTGCCGACCGTCCGCGCGGGCTCGAAGCCCTGCCGGATGGCGTCGGGCCAGGCGGCGTATTTGCGCTCCGGCACCTTGAAGGCGATGTCGACATACTGGGCGGGATCGTTGCCGGCGGCGCGGATGCGCTCGACCATTGCGGCCAGCTGGGCCTGGTCCCAGTCGACACGCTTGG